GTCAATTACTTGCCAATAAAAGATTAGATTTTGAGTTGGCCAGACTTAAAAATTGTGGTGAATTATTGCAAAAAGGAATTCGCTTCCATCCCAGAAGTCCTTATGCGAAAGTGTGTGCTGATGTGGTAGTGAATAATGTAAATACAGTCATGCAGCATCGTCACACTATTCCTTCCCCTTCAGTTTCCGGATCGCGTGATTCCGAACCCGCTGCTCAGCCCGCTTCTCCCGCATCGACTGCGGCGGGAGTTTCTTACCCCGTAAGGCAGCAATCTTCTTCATCACCTTCTTCACAGTTGGCTTCACCACTTTTAACAAAAGATCAGCAAGAGGTTTTGCAAGGAGTGCAGAAGTCGTCGCAGTTACTGCAACAGCAACAGTCGCAGTAGCCATTCCAGGAGAAGGGATATTCTGAATCACCTGATCAGGAATACTAAGATTCTCAAATACGGGTAAACATTCCTTTTCGACTAGTTCATATCTAACAAGTTTTTTATTTCCCTCTACAATTTTACCAATCGGATCCTTCAGTTCCTGCGCTCTAGTGGGACACTGGGGGATTTTTGATTCTGGTGTTCTAGGAACTGATGGAGTTTTTGCTTGTGGAGTCTCTGGTTTTGGTGGTGGTTTGTATGCAGGTGGTTTTGGTGCTTCTTGTTCTAACTTAATTTTATTTCTATCATAATCAATGGGACTATAGTATGGTATACCCGCATCACACAGAGTCATAACACCTTTATCATCTTCCTCTTTTAAATTTACATTTTTATCACTATCTTCATGTGTCTCAACGCAGCCTGGAATATTGACAATAGGGGTCCCAATCTCCATGGTTACTGGAGGAAGAACCGGAATAGCCTCTGGAGGTTCAGATGACATCCACTTTGGGACTGCAGGAATATTCACATCAACTATTTTTAAATTATTAAGACGAATATTAGGTATCGGCATCACTCAATCAGAGTGCCATGTGCTCTTCTAATTTCTCTTAATGCTTCAAGATTCATATCCTTGGTGCCACCATCGTATGCATGAGCATATCCTTCTTCAATCATCTGTTCATTCAACGATATCTCTGCATCTCCAATATATAACCAACCAAGAAGGCGACCATACTTACCCACACCACCAACAAGTTCAGTTCTAACTGAGAGTTCATCCTCACCAGATATAGCGCCTTCTAGTTTCTCCTTAAGCCAATTGGTTGCATCGATTCCAAGTGCTTTCTCCTCTAAGTTCTTAGTCCTTTTCTCTGGAGTATCTACACCAGCAACTCTTACTCTCTCTTTCTTGTAAAGATCAAATCCAAGATCGATGGTGACATCAATTGTGTCTCCGTCAAGAACTCTATTGATTTCAACTACTCGGAAGTTGTAACATGACTTCCTGCTGGGGGGAACCATCACGCCCATAATCGATCTCCTTTGAATCTGCTGATACTGCTAAGCCTATGACGAATGTTGCCGCAGCAATTACTGCACCGGCACCAGCAACCCAACGTTCCAATACACGAATACGATCTGTAAGTTTTTCTAAATCTTCGTTTGTGCGATCGATACGTTGATGTACCATTTCAATGCGACGAAGAGAATTTTCTAGAGTGCTGTCTATTACAGCAATCTTTGTATCCTGCTCTGCATCTTTGTTAGTGAGGTCACTCATCTTTCATTTCATCAAAAGCCATACGCATTATATAGACAATATAATACATTACACCAGCGAGGAGTATTAGTAAACACCATACAATACTCCAAGTTACATCATTTACATCATGTAAAGGTCTCAAAATTAGGTTCATTAGCAATCACTAATCATAGAATTAACTTGAGACCCTGCCGCAGATCCAATATTTTGTCCTAAGAGGTTAACCCACCCTGCAGCCAACCATCCAACATATGGAATGCTAACAACAGCAGGTGCTAATAGTCCGGTACTAATCGCGGTTCCTGCCATCGCACCTTGTGATCGTGCTCCAGCGTCCGCCACGATGCACTCTACGTCTTTTGCACTCTTTCCCTCACCGGCCAGCGTTCCGGCACCTCCCATGTTCCTTGTACCCTCCATGGTATATTGATCTTGACGATACTCTTTGCGATCCTCGTACTTCTTACCACCAAAGAGTCCACTTTGACTTTTAGTGAGGTCTAGTGATCTCTGCGACTCAAGGATTTTGGGATCGTTTGCTTTATATTCAATTGTATATCCGTCCTTACCTGCTTCTATCTTATAAGAAGAATATGGTGTACCGCGTGGAATGTTAATGGTCGGGACCTGAATTCTATCAGGTTCTCTTCTGACCAAATGTCCCAACACACCGATGTGTGCGATTGCTATTAAACTACCGACGCTAATGGCAGTCCACTTGAGGTAAGGTTTCATGTCACATTTTGTATGGAGGTTGTTCTGAATCGGTTACGATTTTGATTGGTCCTTGCTCTACTCTGATGGTCTGAGCAGGTGCAGTTTGAGAAGCAGCAGCAATAAGTTTTTCAAGATCTGCTTTAGTAATGACACCAGCACCACCAGCGGCAGCATTGGCAGCATTCATCTTCATAGTTCCATCATTAGATTTCTTTGCCGTCTGAACCCCGAACGTAGCTAAAACCCCAGTGAAGACACTGGCTATAAAAGTTGGATCGATCTTCTGTTGTGGCAATCCAGGGATGGTCACATAGTTTAAAGTAAGTATACCACCAGACCAAATCAGAATACCTAGTCTTACTAAGGTGCTGATAACTGCCATCTGTTCGTCAGCGTCCTCAACTTTATCTTTCAGTCTTCCAAGAGGACCTTTCTTTTTAGGTTCTTCTTTCTTTACTTCTTCGGGCATGGGTCACCTACAAAGGCAACTTTATTTAGCGATATATCCTTTTTCAACCAACCATTCACGAGTCATAGGTGTGGGTTCATAGTCAGTCCACATAGTGCCAGCAGCACAAGACTTCAGTGCTGATGCAGTCATACCCTCAGTATGACCTGCCCAGTATGCTTCTTTCTCCCAGGGGATTGCCTTTGGTTGAGACATATAAGCACTCTTTACAATTGCCTGATACATCTCAGGAACTTTCTCCTGATCATGAATAATTGCGATGAAGTTGTTCTCGATTGTTCCTGCCATACAATCCTGAGCAGCGTGCCATCCTTCATGACGCATCACTGACATCATGGTGCCAGGGCGATGCATATGAGCAACATTCAGAAAGAAGTTGTTACCCACAGTGTGATAAACACCACGATGACCGACTGGGAAGTATCGCATGTCTGCTAGAAAAACCTTAGCTCCGACCGCATTAAGTGATCGGACGAGAGAGTTAAACTCATCAGCAACAATACTGTAATCAATATCAGCCAGTTCCTCATTTTTGTTGAGGTCAGAAACTGTTTTAAGTTCTTGGACATGATCGGTGCATTCTTGAAGTAACATGCATCCCATTGAATGATTCGTAAAGTAATCATCCTCTTTGATTGGATCTGCCAATACTGGAGCAGACATAGCAGCTGCTGCCAGCAGACTCATAATAATTTTTTTCATATCAGAAAGAAGGAATAGCAGGACCAGTAGTAGAAGGAACAGCAGGAATAGCGCCGCCAGTGGCAGCAGGAAGTTCAGGCAGAGCAGCATCCATCATTCCTGGAAGTGCATCTGCAATTGCTGCTGTTGCTGCTTTGGTAATTTTTTCAGTAACTTGCTCAGCGATAGCATCTTTACGCCAATAGACGTAACCAGACGTTGCCAAGATACTTGTAGTTCCTAAAAATGATAGAACTGCTAATAGATTAATTACTTTTTGCATAATAAGCCTCGTAATATTTTACAATCCCTGCAGTGTTCATGTTGCCTTGAGACACCCAGTCTTGAGCACATTCATAGATTGATTGACTAGAATATTTAGGAACGCAACCCTCCATTTGCCCACCAAACTTTGATAGCAAAACTTTAAGTGCTTGCTCCCTAACTTTCATTTTGTAATCATTGTATCGCCAGTCATCGATGGACATTTTCTGATCCGCCTTGAAAGTTTTCAGATCCACCGATAGGATCAAGTTGAAGAGTAGTGGCACTACTTTTCGTTGACATTTCATACATAACCTGATGAATGTCTTCAGACTCTACAGAATGAGTTTCTTGATATTGTTGCTGTTTGATAAAAATTTCCTGCTCCATATAATCTCTATTAGCATCTGATATTACTGCAGGACCAAACCATGGATCATCAGAAAGAACTGTAGGGGCAGGGACACCAATATATGGTTCTTCATCAATTTCCACACAATCTACAATGTTATCATCAATAGCACATTCAATATTTTCTTTATTAATTGATTTATTGAGTCCTAGAATTTGCTTAAATGTATCTGCAAGATTGTTAATCATGTCTGCCAGAAGTAATGGTAGAAGTTTCCTTTAGTATGACACATCGGGTCTTCGGATGCAACTCTATATTTGAGTTGACTTTGACCTTTAAAATCAGTTCGATTGCCGATGATGCTGTATGCCTTTAGAAGGTTTTTACGACCCTCTATGGACTTAAGTCTATTTACCAACGTGGTGCTAGCAACTGGTCGCCATTTGGTGAAACCCTCATATTGTCCGGGAGCATACACAACACCAGCAACTGTATTGGGGTAATGAGGGGAACGAACACGGTTCAGGACAGATACAGCTACACAGTATTCATCCATCGTCCCCTTCGCTGCTTCGACCTGAATCGTCCTTGCTAGGTGATCGTAATCGATTGCCGATAATGCAAGAATTGTAGCGAGCATAAAAAAGGAGCATGTTTGCTCCCGTATTATAGAATATTAAATTTTTCTTGTCAAGGGGTGGGGACGTATGCAGGTTGCATCAGACCACCGCCTGGTCCATTGTCATCATCATCAACATTTCCATCGGTCAATAGGGCAGCAAATACAAACCCTCCTATCATGGATGCTGCTATGAGTAACATGTCGCTCACCACAAACCTGGGATGACTTGACCTGTTGCGAGATAGGATCCAACAGCGGCGACGAAACCAACCATCGCTGCACGTCCATTCAGTTTTTCTGCTTTTTCATTAAACATTGTTTTTTTCCTCTAATGATTTGTTTATAATGATGATCCTTTGACCATCGTGAGTAAATTGTAACTCATCATCAGGATCCCACAGTAACTCATTATACATGTCGTCTAGTTTCTGCATATCCTGATAAAGAGCGTTAGGATCTGGCATATTCATTAGGTAATCTAACGTATATATTACCTAGAAAGTTCAAGATAAAACTTTGCCGTATCGCTTGGAGTATTCTCATAGATAGAAGAATCTCCATATTGTTTGTGATCCTTGTACCCAACCATGCGTCCTTTTGTATTTTGAAGTGCAGGCATGAATACAATATAAAAAAATACTCCTGGGGCACCGATCAAAAGGGCACCACCAATCACATAATAAGTCAGAATTTCAAGGAGGGAGTTTTCCATCAATAAGTCTCAGCAAGTTGTTGTACAGAGTATCCTAGCAGAACTAAGAACGCAATGCTAGTTGTTGTGAAAAGAACTTCGGTCATCAGAAGATACCGAAGAAAAAGTTGCCAGTAAAGGCATAAGAGATGAAACCAGAGACGATTCCCATCATAGCCCATCGACCATTATAGGTCTCAGCATATTGTTGTGGGGACTCAAGACCCTTACGGTTGTAGGATTCTACTACCATTTGGGGTTCTTTGGCGAACAGATTCTGTTGTCCAAATTCGTTCGTCGTTACAGTCATTTACTTTATGTTGCAAATCTTTACATATTATATAGTAAAAAAGCACCCCTGTCAAGGGGGTGCTTTGTAGTAAATTATACTTATCATTCGCCAATGGTATGAATCACAGGCTTTTCATGAGATAAAATATCATATATTTGTTTATTACGTGCTGTAGATACAGGAATAAATTCAGTATCAGCATTAAATTCATCGTCTCTAATTGCTTGGTTAATGACGATTGAACCATCCTCACCAGAAATAGAACGATGATATGTGTTGGTTGGGATTACAAGGGCACCAGAAGAACGATTAAGGTGAATAATATGATATGGATACTTCCACTCAGCATTAATCAACTCAAAAGTACGGACACCAGAAAGAACACGATTGTTATCAGTCTGGTGACGATGAATATAAAATTGTTTTGCACCAACAATATCATTAGGAGGAGAGATTGCAGGTCCAGTATGCACTACTAGGTCTGATGCATTTGAATTCTCTACAGAAATATCGTAGAAAATAACAGAGTCGGTCTCCCGAAAGACTCGGTGTTTCTTGAAATTAACTTCACTCACGTTCATACTTAACTAATCTATCCTCAAGTTTACCAATCCGAACTATGAGTTGCATGTGTTCATTCTCTATATCTTCTAAACGATATTGGAGTCTTTCTACTAATTCATATAAGTTCTTACATTCAGAAATGTTCTGCTCACCTCTATCAGAATCCTGATAGAACCATTCCAACATCTTCTGGACTTTTTTCTTCACCAGTCGTCTTCTCCCAAGCTTAGATTTTCTTGATGCTCAGCATTTTGCCTACAATACCCATGGACATCCACTTCCATCTTTTGATGAGCATCTAGATGGATGCTCTCAATGGCAATGAGAACCACAAGCATACCAGCGGGGAGTAACCATAGTTGAGAAGAACAACAGGCAATACACCACTGCTTCCACTTAGGATCACAATTATTTTTCATGACAATAAAGTTGTCCACTCATTGGATTTGGTGTGCAAATAAACTTTACCTTTTGATTCAGCATACCGATCATAACAAATAACTGGGCAATCACAACCAATGCTAGGGCGTTCTTGCCCAGATATTTGTTGAGTTTCATTAGAACTTGAAGATACTAAGACTATTTACCGCATCCTTTTCATTAGATGTAATAAAGAGTCCTTCTTCTTCAAGAACAAGGAGTCCTTCAGGTGCTTTACCCGTAGGAAGGATCTGAAGGAGTTTAGGAGCAGACAGATCAGTGATGTCAAAGACACCAACTGCGTTTGCTCTTTCAGCACCTACAAACAGCATACGAGTGCCACCATAGATTCCAACCGTGACGGATTCGGGTTCAACACCTTTCTTCTCAGCACGCTTGTCGTTCCAGTAACCTGCCTTTGCGAGAGTATTCTCAAAGGTATTACCTGAATCATACACAATCGTACCATCCTTATGGAAGATTGTAAACCCTCTGGAACCACCACGCTTGTGCTCTCCACGACGCTTCAGTTTATAGTCACCCTCGTTTGCAGTAACGAAGTGATCATTATCAATCCAAGCAACAGCATCGGGCTCACGACGAACACCCTGACGAGAACCGACAGGAAGATAGAATCCATCTTTGGTGTCGTCGATGTCATGGAGGTCTACGGTGCCAGCAGAGAAATCGGAGATGACATTACCACTGGAATCAAGAACAACCATATGATTATTCTCTTGCAGAGTGACAACAATTTCACCTTCGTCATTGATAGCAACAAACTCAGGTTCAGGATCACTAGGAGCGATGCCAGCAAGTCCACGAACATCTGCATAATTTACATTTCCATCAAGAGTCACAATTGCGACGTTACCTGCAGGATACTGAGGAATCAGTCCGTCGTTGAGGTCTTCGTCTCGTTCATTTTCAATAGCAATAGCAGCAAACTTCCCATTGGGACTAATAGATACAGCATCTGGTTGACCAGCAAGCGCAATCTCCTTTACTACTTTATAGTCCCACATATCAATCACTACCACCTTGCCCGATGGGTTCGTGAAGGATGATGAGGTGTTAACAGCCGCAACTGCATATCCGTCGTGGATCGCCACGCTGGTTGGTTCACCGCCGACATCCACAGAAATGACAGCGGAAGGGTTAGAAGGGTCAGAAATGTTAACGAAGTCAACACTTCCTTTATCCGAATTCGTGTACGCGAGAACTTTTCCATCGGATGCAATAATTTCAGCAGCGGAATCTTCACCGACACCATACTGACCAACTTGTGTGAATTCTTGGGCATAGGCACTAGAAAGGGCAGAAACATCTGCCCCAACGAGTGCCCCACCGACTACTACTGGTAACGCAACCAGTTTGATGAGGTCTAAAAACATAACTCTCCTTATATCAGAGGGAATTTACAGCAGCAAGCGACTTCTGTCGAAGAGACTCGGGGAGAGGTACATA